CATCTGAATCAGAAACACTAGCATCGCTTACTGTAAAAGAATTCTCAGGTAATTGCAAAGAAAAATCTGACCCTGCATTAACAGATGGAGGAGAAAGAACGGAAAGAATAAATTCATCTGAAGCAGTAAGTCCATCGTTATCTGTGGCGGTTAGCCTGAATGTATAATCCCCTACAGCTAAATTATTAAATGCTGGGGTTAAAGTATCTTCGTTTAAAATATTTGGTCCATTGTTACCTTGAACTCTGGTCCACACTACATTGGCTACAAATCCATCACTGTCTGTGGCAGTAGCATCTGTCACAGTAAGCTCATTTTCTGGGCTTATTAATGTTTTGTCTACTCCTGCAAATACTTCTGGGACTGCATTAATTTCTTCTACATAAGCAGGCCCTTCTGTCACTGTAATAGTAAAAGTAGTGGCAGGTAAAGACCCAGTGTGATCTAGATAAATTGTATTTTTTGTATAATTTACATCCTCATTGTTTGCATCTTTTACAATTATATTGTTTCGTAAAAAAGAAGTTGATATATCAAATCCTGAGTTACCATTGTCTACTATTTGAATTAAAGTTGTGTTTGGTACATAAAAACTAAATTCTTTTGTACCTGCTGGAATACTAACGTCAAACGTTATTACGTTGTTAGTGGTCATTAAAACATCTGTTAAAAGAGATCTTATTTCCGAGGATAAAGTTGGAGAAGTATTTATATCTCCTAAATAGTGCCATTTATTGTACCTTCCGAATAAAACATTACTGTCTGCTATCATAGACCCTGCAGTTTCTGAAGAGTTAAGGTTATTACCAGTCTGTCCTTTACTATCATAGTATAAAGTATTTCCCCCTTCATGATTTATTAAAGCGGTAAAATAATTACTGTTTAATGCAAGAAGGTAATCGGCTAAGATAATATTTTTTGTGTTGGAAGAAGGAGATGTATCTTCTTCAATTACTACCCCTTGGGAAGAAGTAACTTTCATGTATGTAGTATTTCCTACAAGAGGTCCTGCAACAGAAAAGTTTCCATTTTTTATGCTACCTCTATCAAAAAGAAGGTCAAGAGATATATTTACTTTAGTTCCTGTCTCATAAAATTTATTTGTTAGTCCACTTAAAATTAATTTTTTAGATCGACTAATAAATGCCTCAATAGGACCAATAGCATCAAATAGATCTTCTAGGTCTTCTATTTTTATACATAAATCACATGTACATTTAAGTAGTTGTATGTAATTAAATTTAGCTTTTAAGAACTCTAATTCATCTGTATTTACTCCAACACTTGCTGAATCAATTATTGCTTTTTCTGTAAAATATATTCCGACCCAATTAATAAATAGATAAACTCTAAATAAATAAAGATCTTCTTCACTTTGCCCCATTACATACTCTTCAGAAGTAATTTTATTAATTCTGTCTTGTAAATCACAAGTAGACAGAGATGCACTGCCAGCTAAAAATTTTCCAAAAGTAACAACATAGTTTGGTTCATAAATAGGTAAATAAACAAATTGATGAGTAAAAAGTTTATTATAAGTATTGACTAAAGTTAATACTTTTTCGTTTGTATGACAATCTCCTTCTGTTTGGCACATGATCTGAGTCATGTCTTTAATTAAAGAATTCTGTAGGTACTTTACTATTACTATGTTCTCAAAAGTAGGAGAATCAACTCCATTATCTAATTTGACAGTGTACTTACCATCTTTTACAGTATTAAGAATTATTTCTGTATTTGCTGCAACAGTTTGAGTTGCAATAATTTCTTGATAATTGTTTGCAATGTATGTTAGAGTTAAAGTGACAGAAGTACTGACACTTAATATATACTCATCTTTAATTTTTAATAAAGTGTAAGTAAGTGCCATATTAATTAAGTTTATTTAGGTTCAATTTTTGTAATTTCATTTCGTACTCTGCAGGATTAAATTCTCCTGTGGCCAGTAAAACAGCTATGTCTACTATCTCTCTATGAGTGTGAGCAGGTAACTGACAATTTTTAAAAGATACTAATGTTTCTCCGGAAGGAAGATTATATGTTCCCCCTCTGAAATCTTGAGCATTATGTATGTAATCTAATTTTTTTATGTAGCTCATACACAAAGTTTTATTTGTAAAAGTACCATCATCAAACAATTTAATTCCTCCTTCAAAAAAAACAGCATTTACTTCTCTCCATTCAAAAGAAGAAGAATCAAAACTACTGTCTTCAAACTCATCATCATGTTGTCTAACATTTATTGGTCTACTTTTTATATCTACGCAAGTGCCTTTATCCATAGTAGAATAACCACTTAAATAGTGCCAATAATTTACTGGCAAAGATACTATTTTATTAGAGACAGAAGAACAGTGATCACTAACGACCACTGTTCTAATATCATCTATACTTCTTTGAGAAGTTTCAAAACCCAGATTATTTTTAAATCTAGGTTTTGCAATCATCTTAACAAAAAGTTCTTGTGCCTCATTAAGTTTCCAGTCAATTTCCGGGATCAAAAGACCCTTGTACTGTTGGCTGTCGATTTTATTTAACTTCGTTTTGAAGTCGTAATGCATGTCTTTTATAGTCACAAGTTTGCTTTTTATTAATTAGTTATTATTCACTTAGTAAAGCAACTAAAGCATTAAATACTCCAGTGCTAGATGCCCCTAACATTACTCCAAAAGAGCGTTTGTCACCGTCATTCTTGTTTACTTTGTTTGTAGAAAATTCAAAATCTATTGTGTTGTAATCTAAACCATTCTCGAATTGGTAAACCAAGTCTTCACTTGCAATACCATCTGATAATTGAGGATAGTTGTTTAAATTAGTGTACAAAGATAAATTTTCAAATTCTTCTGCTCTCATGTCTGCTCCAGCTCCGATCTTGTAAACTAAGTCTACAGTTTCAGTAAAAACTACTGCTCCCTCATTATCATTATAAGTAATTGCTGGGTAAATCTTAACTCCTCTTGGAAAAGTATGATTAACGTCTAATTCTTTATAATTCCTTGGAGTTGACAATATTCCTGATACAGCTACAATTAAAGACTCTTTGTCTGTAGAAGCAGTTCCATCTGTGTTAGCAGCTTTATTCGTTGCGATAAAAGTATCTACATCTGTGATAACTCCTGCAGATGTTCCCACTGTTTGCCATTCTGATCCATCATACTGAACAGTAGATGCGATATCTGTCTGAATAGCTAAGTCTCCTTGATCTGGACTTCCTGGTAAATCGTCTTCCTTAGGGTAAGCAGTAACTCCACTTACATCTAATTTAACTAAAGCTGCATAAAAAGTAGATTTAGCTTCGTTTATTTTTGCAACAATAACTTTCGTCATTACGTTGTTTTCGTAAACTTCTTTTCCTACCATACTTCCTGATAATGCATCTGGCTTGTTTACAACCATAACATCTGTGTCAGTCCACGATAATCCATCTCTACGAATCAAAGACTCTTCTTCAATTCCGATTCGGATTGTTGCAGTACTAATACCTGCTACTGGTCCTGCTACTACTCCTTCAAATTCATTAGCAACTTCTTCTTGATGAGCGTTAGAGTTAAAAGCGGATAAACTAGCTTTAGCTATAGTATCAAAACTATAATAAACTTTTCCTCCTAACTTAGAGATTAATCTAAATTTTGCAGGTAAAGCAGAATAGACTGCATTTGCAGCTAAACTTGTATCTACTCCTTCTGGATACACACCCATTTCTCCTTCTGCTAAAGCATCTAAAGTTTTTGAGTCTGCAATGGCTTTCACATTAAAAAGCTGTTTGTTCTGGGCTATTGTGTGTTTCATAATTATTGTATTTTAGATTTTATATTTAATAAAACCTCTTGGTTATCAGAAGAAGATAAAGTTTTGAGTACGTCTTCTTCTGTGAAACCTAAATTGGTTTCAAAATAAAAAATTCCTTTTTTCGTACGTTTAAGTACATTTTTCTGTATAGCTGACTTAATATCTGCAGCTAATGCAATAACAGAAGATTGCTTATCTAACAATAATTTGAGCTCCAAAGATAACTCTTTATTTTTGATTATGTCCTCAAATCGAACAGTTAAATAATCTTCATCTTTATTGTCTGTATTTTCATTCAATATGATTAAAACAAGTTGTCTTTTTCTTGTTAAAGACAAATCTTCAACTTTCTTAATAAGAGAATTTCTCTTCTGTAATTTAGTTGCTTTAATCTTATTGGCAGCTCCCTCATCATAAATAAAATGTGTTGCTCCTGGTTTGTTCCCAGTATTCATCTCATCTTCTGATTTATAAATATAGTTGTTTACTAATAAATACTTATATTTTATAAAGTCGATGTGATTCTTACCTGGGTACAAAAAGATTGGACTATTACTTAATTCTACCTTTACTATTTGACTTTCCCAGAATTCATGTGCTACACCTTTTCTGTATGTTGATTCTAGTTTGTAAGGAAAATCCTGTTTTACTAAATAATCAACATCCTCTTGGGTAAGCCCTGTTGCGTATTTCAACGTAACAGGGTTTACAAAAGGGGCTAAGATGTGAGCTTGAGAGAAGTATTCTAAGTTTTCGGAAAAACTTTTAATACCACTTCTCCCTGGTATTGGTCTGATTTCTATTTTTAAATCTATATCTACCATTGCTTACTTATTAATTTATTATTCGTTTACTGTTTTTACTAATTCTCCTGTAACAGTTGAATCTGTGATTTGAACACCGATACTATCACTAATGTGTACTTCATAGTAATCTCCTGAATGAGTAGCTCTGTCTCCAGTACTAACTCCACCTGGTCCAACTCTACCTAAAATACGAGTACTACCAAATACTTTGTTCTTTCTTACTAAACAGATGTTATCTTTTGCAAGACTATCTCCATTACCCCCAGTTACGTCAAGAATTGTAATTCTTTGAGACTGTAAAGGCACTCCTGTAAGAGGATCAATATCCCTGTGGATAGACTTGTCATCATTTAATGCATTGTGTACTAATTTGAAACTACCACCGTTTGGTAAATCATAAGTTACATACTGGAATCCAGTTCTCAACGAGTTGTTGTGAATTGATTTTCCACCATCTGCTCCTTTGATAAAAGTAGAACTTTCACGAACAATTGCTTTAGAACCTGTCCAAACATCTAATGCTTTCGAGTATTCTTTCATTCCGTAATGTCCTGCTAATCCCATAACTTCACCTAAGTCACCCGGGTTTATTCTAGAATATACAATTCTATCAAAAAATGCTTCAATCAATTCTGCAGACATTGTAGTATATCTTTCTACATTTCCACCAAAACTAATTTGTTGTTCCATACCTGCACCTGGGTTAATTGGATAACCAGAATCTGGATCAATTAACGGTTGGTCTCCTAAACGAGAGTAAAGTGCATGTAATGCCATTTCTTTGTTCATAGCCATGTAGTGCTCAGCTTCCCGCTTGTCCATCCATGATTTCTTAGTGTTACCTTCGTCATCTTGAAATGCAATCTCTACTACAGCTTGTGCAGCAAAATCAGTTACTTTGTACTCTTTACGTAACTTAACTAATGAGTTTTTATACTCTACGTCAGTGAAGTTTTCAGTGTAAGAACCGCTTTCTGCAGCTTCACCTCTCATGGTAAACATTCTTGTCCACTTAGTTCCTGGTTTCAAATACTTTGGATTAATAAAGTGTTCTTGACCTTCTGTATAAGTTTCTAAAGTATAGATGAAACCTCTTGCTCCTTCTTTTTCTTTATTCTTAACAACCACGATTTGTGATTTGTCAGATGAACCTGGACTAATAGATTCTCCAATTGCAAATAAATCAACGTCTGTTAATACAGTAATTGGTTGACGATATTTACCTGGAGTTGATCCTGCTGTTCTGTTTTCAATGATAGTCATTGGTCTGAAACCTTTAACTTTCATTTTCCATGACCAATTCAAGTCATCGATGTATTTTGTTTTTCCTAGACCGAAAATACCTTCAAGTACATTACCTGTAGACATGTTAAGGCTGTTTGTCTTAGAAGCAAAGATTGCTCTTGTTGGTGCTTCGAACACAGTCGGTTTAATTGCTAATTGGTTACTCCAATGGTTTAAGTCAGTCATCTTAGTTGAATTGAACTTCGCCTGTCTAACTTGCAATTTGTTAATTTTTGTTGCCATAAATTTAATTGTTTTTTTGTTTAATCAAAATAACTAGCTAGGGGTTTCCTTTTTGTTTTGCCACCTGCTGTTACTGCAATACTCTTTTTGTTTCTCCTTACATTTTCTCTGACCTTCTTTGTTACCTTTGTTTCTGTTTCTTTACTAATATCCTCAAAATTAAGTTCTCCGTCAGCAGAAGCTCTTTTTAATAACTTTGCCATTTGGATAGAGCCTGTTTGGCTTGTTAAAACTCTCATTAAATCTTGTTGCATTCCTGTAATCTGATTCCCATTATTCATCTTGATAGTTCTATCAGACATATAACTAGGTAAATTTTTTCTGTCTTCTTTACTGACTGCAAAGCCTGTTACTTCATCATTGTCTCGCAAGAAATCGCTAACTTTAGCCTTAAGTGCTCTACGTTGAGTTTTTTCTGTTGCAATTCTTTGATCCTGTGATTTAAGGATTGCTGCTTGTTCAGATTTTGATTTTTTATCCCACTTAGAAAAATGAGCATCAGAATACTTTTTAAGCTTATTTGAATCTTTTAAAAATTCAATTTGAGCTTCTATATCTTCTTCGTCATACCCTTCCTCTATTAAACCTTGACGGACAATTAACTTCTGATTGTCTTCATCTTCTAAATCCATGTCTTCTGACATTCCTGTAGAACTTTGTTTATCTATCGAAGAAAGGAAATCTTTAATGTCTCCTCCTTTAATAACAAACTTATTCATTTGTTTTACTATGTCTGGAACTCCATCAAATAATTCTTCAATTCTTTCTTCGAACATTGTATCTAAAGAATCTTCTAAAATTTCCTCTGCTTTTGCATCAGTTAATTTTTCTCCATCTTCTAGCTCATAGTTTACAAGACCTTTCCCTTTTAATAAGTTTAAGGTTGTAATAGAAGCTCCCGTGTCCGGAGTATCGTCCTCGTCTTCGTCTTCAGAACCTTCTCCTTCTTGATCTTCTTCCTCTTCGCTTTTTCCAGCTTCGTCAAATAAATCTTCTGGAGCATCTTGGTCTTCGTCCCCTTTGGGTTTTCCTGAACCTTCTTCTTGATTTTCGTCTTCGTTTTTTCCTGGAGTTTTATCTCCATTTGGGTTTTCTTCTTGTTCTTCTGCTTCCGCAAAAAAATCGACATCTGAAACATCTGTCTCTAAAAATCCCATAAAATCTTCTGTATCGTCTATTTTCATATTGCAAATATATATTAAATATTAATAATAATTAAGATAAATCTTAATAAATTTTAAATAGTGTGTAATAGCTGTTATTGTTTTTTATTTTTTAAGTTAGCAGCTTTTGTTTTCTCAATATTAATTTTCTCTTTATCTATCACTTTATCGTGTTCAAATTTTTCTCTGTCTAATTGATTTTTACCTCTTTTGATTTCTGCATCAACACCATCTCTAGCTATTTCTAAGAAATCATTTACTCCATCATCGTCTGCATCAGCATCCGGATTGAAAGACATTCCTGTTATAGCAGATGTTGCTATGGCTGTTTTTCTTCTTTCCACTTCTTTTAAGATTACAATTTCTTTTTCGTTATCATGTTCTTTTTGAACATTTGCTTGTCTCATTTTTTCTAGCTCTTGAGCTTGTTGTCCTTTAGCTTTTTCTGCTTGAGCAGCTTCTGCTTTTCTATCTTTCTCTGCAACTTTAAGAGTTTCTTCTGCCTCTACAATTCCATCTTGTCTTATTACTGATAAGATATCTGACAATTCTGCTTTTTGATTTTGCATTGCTGCATGAGCCAATTGTTTAATAGTTTGCATTGATTCTTCTGCTTTAGTAGAGTTGGCAACAAATAATCCCAAATTAGAATTATCTAACATAGCTACATCTAACTCAAATGTTTTTACTGACATGTCATCTAAAACATAAGACAACTTCACAGACTTTTTATCTGAGTATGCAATTTTGGCAGTCTCAATTAAGGCCGTTAATACATTCTTTTTAAATGAGTTGTGAATATCAAAGTATGGCTCTAGGATGTGAGAAGTCTGTACTAAGTTCTGTCTGTTATTTCCTACAGACTCTCCTGCACTTGCTTGTCCCTCCGCAGCATCAGTGATACCAACAGAAGATCCAGCTTGCCCTCTTAAGTATTCTGCAAATTCAATATATTTTCCTATATCAGAAGCTAAAGATAAATCCATAGTCTTAGCCATAGTATTTACATCTGCATAACCTGATCCTTCTTCATTAGGGTCAAACCACATGAATGGTGAGCTCTCAAAAAAGTATTGCCACTTCTCAATGTCAATTCCTGCACTATCTGGGATAGCGTTAATGTTCATCATCACTTTCTTTCCTTTATCAGAAGCAAGTAACAATTCTAGTCTATACATTACAATGTTGTAGTAGTATTGGTAAACTTTTAATCTATCCATTGGAGCAGTAGGTACAGAATTCATATCATCCACATAGACTCCACAGTAAGGGAATTTATTTTGGTGGAGGTCTTCTATATCTTTAAATTGTCCTGGGATTGGGTTCATACCTACATAGATATCAGAATTAATTATCCAAGTCTCGTAAGATTCTGGTAACCATTCATACTCTAGGATTATGTCTCCAGCTGCTGGATTAAGTTCATATTTTTCATCCACAAGCATTTCTTGCTCTTTACCGTTTTCATCGTTGTATTTAAGAAAAGCTAATTTTCTTAATGACTTCCACATACAGTGAATAACTGTTGAATTTGTGTAATTTCTATAATCTCCATTAGAAGTTTCATTCTTTTCAGCCACATCAAATAAATCTTCATCAGAATTATCTACAATGTACTCAGAATAAATTTTATCTATATCTGCGTTACTTAACTCATCTCCAAAGTATTGTACAATTTCTGAAGGAGTCATTTTATATTTTACTGTCAAAGTTTCACTATCTTCAATAAAAGGAGATAGGTCAGACAATTTTGGGTTAATGTTTAAGGAATTTACATTCCAAGCTTCTGGCTCTCCATTTAGGATACCTATGTACATTGCTTCTTTTGCAGATAAACTTAAATGCTTAAAAGCAACATTAAACTTTCTTTTTATATCAGTCTTTTGGATTAGGTACTCAAGTAACTGATGAGACATAACTTCAGCAGGATCTTGGTGTTCCCTTTCCATGTATTTTTTAGTTTCTTCAGGAGTTCTTGCTTTTAATTCAGCATCTATCTGTTGATTTATTTGTGCTTTTTCTTCATCAGATAATTCTTTCCCTTTACTAGACTCAGCTGCTTTGACTTCTATTTCTTTTCGAAGAGGTCCCATCATTTCAGCAACAACGAACTCTCTTATCCTTCCAAACTCTTCTTGTTCTTTTCTTGTAGTAGCTTCTGGATTAGTTGCCAAGACTCTCCAAGAGAATGGTCGTTTCATTTCCATACCTAGAAGAGCTTTTATCTTCCCGGATGAAATGTCCCTATTCGCCATCTGAGCCGGAAGTTCTCCTGTAGTGGCTCCGAATGGAGTACAAACATACTCAAAATCTTTAAGGTCAAGTACGTTGTTAAACAGATTATAGTTGACTTGCATTCGTTTTGCTTCTGAAACTCCCCCAGGAATTGCAGTATTAAGCCCACTGTGCTCTGTCTTTAATTTGTCTGCTTTATCTTTATACCAACGTTTCCCACCAGCATTTTTTTGGCTGGAGCTCAACCTTTCTTTTTTATTTGTTGTATTTGGTTCCATTTTATATTTTTTACAAAGTTAATTCTTTTTGTACATCTTACCCATCATTTCAAGAAGTTTTTTAGCATTCTTGTTTTGATCCTTTGCATCGTACTTTTTATCTAATACTTCTTCTTGCACTTGAAATAAACACATGAACAGGGCCGACACTAAATCAAAATTCCCAGTCCTGCTGTAAGATATAAGCTCTTCTAGTAATCTCACAGAGTATATTTTATCGATGACAGTTACGGGATTACCGTGCTCATCAAAGTCTAATACGGTTAATAGCCATTCTTTAACATATCTTTCTCCAGCATCTTTCAATTGTCCATTCATATGACAACCGTAAATCCTTGCAACTTTAGAACTTTTAATGTTTTTGCTGATTACACGGTCAGGTTGTGCAGCTAATAAATTCAATCTTTTAATCCTCTGGAAGTATGTTTTAACTCCAGTAACTTCATTCTCGTACATTATTTTAGTCCCGTATAAATCAGCAAACATCTCTGCTATCCTGTCTATATCGGACGGTGTTTCTAGTCTTCCTATATATTCTGCCACTATAATATCGTGATGCTGTGTTCCTATGTGATGACTTTTATATACAATTATTGCAGCCAAAGAAGTTCCTTGATCTTGTCTAATTGGATCATAGCCAATCTTATACAATCCTGGAGGTGGATTCGTAATTGGTTGCTCATAAATAATTGGGCAACCTCTTTTATCTTCTGGTACTACGTGAAAACTTGTGATTGCTTTGTCTGTACCATCTAATATAGGTTCAGCCACAACTGTCCCATCTTTATAATACATTTTAACTGGGACTCCTTTCGAAGCTTGCCATCCTTTCCCAACAACTTTTTGTAGTTGTCTTTTTAGTTCCAACACAGGAAAGTTGTTTACAGAAACAGATGCAAAAGCTTCTCCTGGCCCTAAAGGTTTTTCCTGCATTCTTTGTTGTATCTCTGTAGAGGTTGCTCCATGTTTAACAAGATTTTTTCTTGTCAACATCTCTAATGCTTTTGCTCCTGCTTTATCTGAGTTTCCATTCTCATCGTAGAACCCTTCCATGTTCCAATTAATAGGATGAAAAAATCCTACACTCATATCTTTACTGTCTTCGTCCCAAATGTTTTTAAATGGTAACAAACCAAAGGCTCTCGGTCTACTAAACATGTCTGCGTAATCGTAAGTTCCCCCACTCATATCTCCAGATGTTCCAAACACTGTGATCAACCCAGTCTTAATTGCCCCGGCCATAACACAATCCTCAGTAGCTTTATATGATTTCTTTAATAACCCTGGTGTACCAAAAGCTCCAGACTCTTCAAAAAATACTTCTTCAGCATTTTTACCCCTGGCTGCATCCGGATTATCCTTAAATGTTAAGGCAATAATCTCAGACTTAAATCCTTTTTCTAATTTTATGCCATTTTTATACTGTATGTAAGAAGCTTTAACGTGCCCAGAACCTAATCTATCAATAACATCGGAAGGCATTGCCCATCCAGTCTTCTCATTGATAAAGTTAATGTTGTTATATGCCATACTAAATATCCCGGTTGGGTACAAGTACTTCTTATCATGGGCACCAAAAATTGTAAGCTTGTTTGGCTTAGTAAAATAATTATTAGATCCAACAGCTGCAGCTTTTAAAGAATAACCCTTTCTTCTTGACTTACCTACAATAAGATTATATCCACCACCTAAGAAATCAACTTCTATGTCAACAAACAAATTCAGCCCTTCAAAGAGCTCTTTCATCTTGTCGACTTTTTTCTTATCGGTCATTTCAAAAGCAATTGCACTGTCTTTGGCTGACAATACAGAATCCAGTATACCTTTCTTAGCTATCTCTCTTACCCAAAAATAATTGTAGTCTCCATCCCAGAAATCGGGAAAAGCTTCTATCTTACTTGCTCGGTTCCCCGAAATCTTACCTACTTTTTGTATAGGAGTGTAGTTCAAGTAGTTATAGTGCTCTCCTGTAATCCTCACTCCCCCTATTTCTTCTCCATGGATACATTTCTTTCTTTCATCACCCCAGTAAGACATCCAATCTGGTGAGTCCCAAGGATCAGCAATATAATAATTATGTTTCATGTAATGATTTCCTGCAGCCCTGAAAGCTTGAGAATTTATCCATGTCCCATCTGAGTTTCTAATCTCCCCAAGTTTACCTGTTTTGTAGTCAGCCTCTCCCATTTATTTATCTATGTATTCTCCACAGTCTGGCAATATTTTAAACCTTACTGCTTTAATTGTTTCTTTTTTACTTACAATAGCTTTTATTAACCTGTGCTTCCCATCCAAGATAAAATTACCTGGACTAAGAATAACAGGATAAGATAAGTCTGTTTCTTTTGTACGAATATAATGTTCTATAAAATCTGTTAAGCTATCCTCGCAAGGAGCCGGGTATTCTATAAACATATCTGCAACTTTTATTTCAATTACTTCAAGATTTTTTGAGGCTTCAATTAGATCAACAACACTATACGTTTGGCCTTCAAATACTTGAGTGTCGTATAATAAATTTTTAATCCTCATCTAAACTTTCTGGGTTTGCAAAATGGGAGATTTGTTTTTGGCTCCTGTTTTTTATTTCTTCATATAATTCTTCATCTACCTTTTTCTCCAACGTCTTTAAATTCCCCAACACTTTTTCTGTGTCATTCAAAGCACCGGTAATGTCCCGAGGCTTATAAATTGGATTGAAGGTCTTTTCATTTACTGCAGTGATATCTACTTCATTAAAAAAGTCTTGCATCTTCTCTGCTGCAGTTTTGGCTGCCATGTAATAATTGTAAGTAGTAGATGCTTTAGTATGAAACTCTTGCACCTTATGTATTGCCTGCTTAATTAAAACATCTGGCTCCCAACCTGCTTTTGTAATGACAGCTTCTCTTACTTTTGCTTCTTTTGTTTTTTCTGGATACTGTCTATAAGGGTTACTCTTTTTCATAGAAGACATAAACTCAATATAAGCAAATTCTTCTATGGCATGTATTTTTGATTTCTTTTTATCTCTGGCCCATATCTCTTTAAAAGGACTTATTAATAAAGTTTCTGGGTTTGGGAACACGGTCCTTTCGGATACTATAAATAGAAATGCCATTATATAATACCGCCTTGACAAAGATTAAATCTTATTACTTCTGCATACTTCCGTGCATTGCATCTAAATTTTGAAGCATCCTCTTCGTTACTACCAAAGAAAGGCTCCATTAATAAAGTGGTAGCACTAGGGTAATACAAAGCCCAAAATCCTCTTTGTGATTTATACACCATTGGTTTTGCACCTCTGTTTCTTACCTTAAAGACTTTTGATATAGAGTCACTCATGATCTCAGCTAATTTTTTACCTGTATCATTACTATGATAATAAAACACCTCACAGCCGTGAGCTTCTTTTACTGCAGCATTATAATGAAGTTCTAGGACTACACTGTAGTTCTCTTTATTCATCTTTTTAGCATTAGTCTTAACCATGGACTTATATCCTAAGTTATAAGAACCATAATAATATATGTCTGCAATGTCAGCTAAATAGTTTGCTACTTCTGACATGTATGTATACTCACAAGGAATATCAATACCACATGCTCCAGGTCTTCGTTTAGTATGTCCTACTACGATTGCTATTTTTTTCTTCATATCTTTTACCATTTTTCCAAAGGACATTTTGATTCCTTTGCGTTTGCTTTAGCAGGTAAGTAACACCCACATTCTCCACAATGTTTATTTTCTTTACTACTTGAGCAACAAGCACAGATTTCTAATCTAGCTTTAGCTTCTGGGATTTCTTTCCCTTGTATTAAATTTGTAAATCCTTCTACAATGTTTTTAAGTTGACCCATTTTCTTTTCCTTTTAAAAATTTCTCAATCATTTCTTTTAATTTATAATACTGTGTAGGATCGATTTTATTAAACTTAAATCTTTCCCTAAGATTGATAAGCATCCTAGTTGCTCTTCCAGTATACACTTGAAAAGTACCAAAATACTTTAGCCTTATAATTGGCAACTCCCCTGCTTCCATTTCTTTTCTTAAAAATATCCACGGAGTAAAAGTGATTTCTTTCATTTGCTCTAGACTTAGATCCGGGTACTTTTCTTTCTCTTTCGCGTAAAACTCCTGTAAGAGCTCATCATTTTTTAATATCATTCTTTCACTAATTTAATTCTGTATCCTTGATTATTCTCTTCAGGATTTAAAAACGCTGGGACACTAATCTTCTTAGTGATCTCATTCTTGGTTAAAAACTTTTTATCTATCATAGCCTTAAGATGGTTACTTAGCCCACCAGGCTTTAGATTAAGTTTCTCCATAACTTTCTTCCTTACTACTCCATTAAACATATCATCTTCTATAAGATTTTTATCCTGCTCCATAAAAGAAGCCAACACTTCAATTTCCTTTGTAGTCATCTTGACAGGAAATTGGGAGGAAGGTAGTATAATACTTAAGACCTCCAAGTGTTTTCTGTAGTAGTGATTCTTGTTACCCTTCAACAAACTTGTTATTACTTTCATTTTAAATTCCTGTTTTAGTTTTAATACTCCCTGTGGTTGATTCTTCTTGCCAAGCAACTATTGCATCCTTGAATGCTTTAACTCCGTGTTTTCCTGAAAAAATTTTTACTTCTGTTTTATATTCCATCTTATGATTTTTTATTACTATACTTTCAAAATACTTCTCCTCATGAATACCTAATAGATAACAAAACTCTTTCCATTGCTACTTTGTTATCAAAGGCATGAAACCTTATTATCCTATGAGTAACTTCTTTTACAATGTTTGGTTCCCATTTAAGACACTATCTATCATTCACTGGCCTTATCTTAGATGAGATTGTTATTGTCCCTTCTGTTGAGTACACTATATTACTTCCTTCCCTATTATTCACTTATATCTGAAGCAAAGTTAATATAAATATTAATATAAACAACCTATTATCTGTCTTATTTATTATTTGTAATCAATCTAAATAATAAATACTTTACCTTAATAGTAAAATATACTTGCTTTCCAAAAATTAAACCTGTAACTTTGCAACAGAAGTTTCTTTCGAACGTCTTCGAGAAATTCATTACAAACTTTTACAAACAGTGTCATAGGGAAAGCCTATATGTGTTTCTTTCTTTGGTCCTTTCTTTCTTTGTAGATATTCAAAAAACCCCCACCCTTAATCTATAGATGCTGCCACTTCATCTTCTTATGAGTCTTATTTTGTCCTCTTAATACTTTTCTAATGGATTCTTCATGAGTTTTTAGTGCTTTTGCAGCATGAGATAAAGAAGGATATTCAATTTCTATTCCCTCTTTTGTAATAGATTTTAAAGGTTTAGCATTTGAATGTACAGGAGGATACATATGTACAGGGTTATGTTTAGCTTCATACTATTTTTTATATTCTTTTTCAGTAGTCTCCCCAAACCATTGTTTATAAGCTGATCTTCTTTTAAGTTCAATTGTTTCAGGTCTAAGTTTCATATTCCCTCCTTGAAAAGGTATTGCCCTATTATATCCTTTATTCTTATCTAGAGTTTCTTCTTGCCCTATATAAAAAGCTTCTCTCACAAATAAGTCTTCTCTCTTTACCCCCCCCCCTTTTTTTTCTAAAACACTAAATTTAAACTTACTTCTTCCCCATTTGTTATATGACTTTTGTAAATGAGGATTACAATGTCTTCCAGCTATAAGGTCAGAAAAGTGGTGGGTCTTTCTCTTAGACATTACTACACTGCTTCCTATATAAGCTTTCATGTTTTCTATGTTTAGTATCATGTAGATACCACTATTTTTTAATTCTTCCATAAAGTAAAGGCACAACAAATAATAAAGAGTGGGGGTATTTTGCAGAAAATTTTTTTTAAAAAGTTAAAAAACTGATACTTAGTGAGTTTGTATATTACCTTGAGTCAACACCCCCACTAATTTTTGGAATCGGAACTCCCCCGCCAAAAGCACATCAGACGTGCAAATCTGGGAGGAATATTAATAACCTAATCACTCAATCTTATGACTAGAACTGAACTGAATGCTTGCAACCATGCTCTCAACGACATGGCTCACGATGGTGAGGACACATCTGTCTTCAACATTGTGTACACTCAATACTAATCACTCACTAATCTAATCTGCATCTTCACACTGTTGATGCAGAAAACCTCATCTAATACCTATCATTATGAAAACAATATCACTCTTATCGTTAGCCCTATCATCACACTATGCTATATGTCAACTACTGACGTTATGTCTATGTCTGAAGCAACTCATGTACTTACCTCTTACGGTCATGTACAAATCATGGGGGATAATGTAATGTTCGTACCAACTGAAAGTATATTGGGTTATCCTACTGAACTTATTCAGGCACTGGAAATCTATAGTACTCACTACACGGTACATATCTAAACTCACGGTTGCGGTAAACACCAAAGCCCTCACTAATTTATGGGATGTGATCATCATATCCCTTTCACTCAAACGCTGACGAGCATCATACGTCTAATCATTATGTTATTATCTGAAGTTAAAACTAAATTAAATATCACTACTCTTAACCTTAATACATCTACGGATGCTGACGGCAAACCAACCGTGGATAAGAAGACTGGTAAGGCTGGCCAATGGTTACGTCACTGGGATGAGGAGACTCGTTCGGCAATATCTATAGGTCTTGACCTATACACTAAGCTTAAGGCTGGGGAACAGATTACCACTCTTGGAGTTCAAACCGAAACTCGGACCGGAGCAAAAGGAGATTACACGGCTCATAGAATCGTGCAATACAAGGAGGCAGAATTCTCCCTATAAGGAATCGAGATGGAATGAGGGTGGAAACATCCTCTTTCCCTCTTCTCATACTTATCCCAAGGCCCTCACTTATTATTCACATTTCTTTCTCATTATTTATTTAAGTTAAATTGTTATTTAGTTTATTTAGGTATTATGGGGATTAGGCAATTTTGCCACAACACATCTAAATATAAAAGGATGAACATTAGTGAAGTAAAAGAAAAAGTTGGTATTAGTCAATTCCAATTAAATGTATCAACAGATGCATCGGGAGAACCAACAGTCGACAAAGAGACTGGAGTTATTGGTGGCTGGTTAAGACACTGGGACAACGACAATCGAGTAGCTGTAAGTATAGCTAAAGAGTTAATGTTGGAGATTAAAGAAGATCCTACAATAGGAACTTTAGGTATCCAAAAAGAAATACGTAGTGCAGAGTTGGGAGACTATGTTGCTTACCGTATTGTTAAGTATAAAGCAGCAGAATTTACATTATAACATGTAGATTGCTAGTAATAGAGAGGGCTACACGCTCTTTCTATTGCTTTATATTTATTGTTTAGTTGAATACATTGGCTTGAATGTCCAGGAAATCTTTATCCCACTATTTCTCCTTTATAAACCATCTAAATAACACACTAAATACTAATTAATAGCTAAATGTTAAAATATCATTTATACATTATTGTTTGCAACTATCATTTAGACACAGAGGAAGGGAACAACTTGAGACATGAGGGAACGTATGAACTTTTAGGGGCGGGAATGTAGCTAATTATAAGTAACATTTGAAATTGCTAGGTGTTTGGGTAATTCCAAAGATTGGTTCGAATCCTTTCATTCTCACTAACAGGTATAAGAGATTGTTTCGTACCATGTAGCTATAGGCTATAGTATCGTTAACAGTAACATAATAAAGAGACTCTTTAATTATAGTTGAAATCTTATACCACATAATACATAAGCCAAACTTGTAACCTGGTGATCCTATAGAGTTACAACATACCTTAATCCTATGAAATAGTATAACAGTGTGTTCCACTTTAAAGTAATTAGAAGTCCTAAGAGACTCGACCTGAAAAGCTGAGAGTAATTAACTCGGTCGGACACCCCAAATTTCACATCTAGTTATATGAACTATAAAACACTCCAAATTAACATAGGACTTATGTAAAACTATTTATAGTTATCTAAGACGTTGTAAGTACAGTAGGTTGGGGTACCCTGGGTGGGCTGTCAATTTTATCGATTTATGTTTTTGCTATGAATAGCAGAACATGGAAGAAAAAAGAAGCTTTTGTTTTAATGCTTATTGGATTACCTTTGTTTATCTCAACTTATTTTCGAGATCGTAAAGTAAGAAAAGAGATAAAAATAAATCAAGTAGTACCTCAACAGGACGTCTACCAACTTCAGCAGAATCAATATTTTAGTGAACGATTTGGTAAAAAGCCAAAAATGAATCGTTATCAAAAAGTTAAGCTGTATTTTAGAACTTTATTTAATTCAAACAATTAAAATCATGGGAACATTAATATATCAACTATTAATTATCTACATATTGTCTGCATTTGCAGTATTTATGTGGGATAAAGTAGCAAGAGGGACGTATAAAATGAGTTGGGTAAAATCAAAAGAGATTTTTATTCCAGTTTACAATACAATCATGGCTATACAGCTATGGACACAATTTAACCCTTACAAAGGCAACTGAAGGGAGTAAGAACAAAATTAACATCGAGTATTATTAACACTTAAACAAAAAACAGATGATTAAAATTAATTATGTATTGCCTTATCCGGAAGTTGAGTATTTAGAATCGTTAGCAGAATTATTAGCTGGGATTTCTGATGTTATTCTCATTACAGGGATACAAACAGAAAGTGGAGAAATCAAGGAATGTCAAATTGTAGTTAGGGAATCAACACCCACTTTTAATTTGGGTATTCTTATGGGTAGACACTTAGAAAATTATTCTTTACAAATAGAAGCAATAGAAGGAGAAGAAGCAGCTTTTAGAGAGCAAATGATAGAGAGATCAGACGAAGAAGCTGCAGCCATCCTAGAAAAGATCTATGAAGAAGAAAAAGAAGGTTTTTCTTCTAAACAAGAAAAATTAGTAGAAGAAGAATTACCTGTAAAGGAATTAGAAGGAAGAGTATTAAAATTATTAGCTAGTTTACTAGAAAGAAAATTTAAGAAATAAATACTTTTGATAAGTATTTGGATTGGGTCGTGAGTGACTGATATGCCTCTTGGGGAGCTGAGAGGTTATATCAAATTTATAAACATTAATACAAAAAAAACATTATTATGTACAAATTAAACAGTAAAGGAAACACAGCAAAATTCTACGAATGGATGTGGAATGCAGACGTTAAGAAATTTAGTACTATGTGCCCATATTTTTGGAAATATGTAGGATCAATTCTTATATTACCATTGATATTGCTGACAAAAGGAATTTATTTCTTTGTACCAAGGAAGAAAAAAGGGAGAGAAAAATTAACTTACATAGGTAATATGACTACAGTTAAAAAAGCAGGGGATAAAATAGATATATTTTTTACTGCGAACAAACATTGGGATAGGTTACTTAATTTAGTTAAATGGATTTTTATAGTGTTTGTTTCAGTGATAGGAGCTATATTAGTTATAACTATAATCCTAGGATTTTGGCTTCATACAATTAAAGCATTATATATAGTAGGAGGAATGACATTATTTATATTATTCATAATGGGATTATTTTATTTAATGGAAATAAAAGTGGTTAGAAAAACTTTAAAAGCACCTTTTATATTTGTAGCAAACATAGTAAGTAGTACATATCATAACTATTGCCCTCGAGTAGAGTGGTAATCTAAAACTTTTTAAGATGAAGAGAAAGCATATATTATTATTAGCATTAGTATTGATTATATTTAGTAGCTGTGTATCAACAACTCATTGTAGCACAAAGAGCACAAAAAGAAGTGGATATATAGTAAATAGATAATTAAAGTTCTTTGCTTGAAGATAAACGATAGTATTCAGACCTGAAAAAGTGGTTAACTATAACTGTATCAGCAGTTGTGTTTATTGGGGTTGGAACTGATACCAACCCTCAAGCATTAAGTTTATAACGGTATAGCCTTAATCTTACAGGAAAAACTCTTTTAAAAGGACTAAAGTAGTATCTTCCATAACTGAAATTTGGACAAAGAACTTTTATTAAATGGTCAAACCGATGACCAAGTGATTATAACAGATGAGAGTCAATAAGCTGTACTAGACGAAATGACTAGTGTATCACTAAATAAAGATAGAATATAAATTGTAAGTTTATTAAAACTTAAAGAAGATGATGGTTTGTTTTAACCTGTCCACTGCAACTTACATATTAAATTTATCAAGTGTGCCAACTGTATTGTAATATGTTGGATACGGGCGAAAATTGGGATAAGTTACTTAGAGTATACCAATGATTAATCAGCACTTAGGAGTTTACAAACAAGAGATAATAGGGATTATGGGGTTAGTTAGTAGCTACAAAATAATGATTTATCTCGAGACCATTTAATAATTTAGATGGTGCTAAACACAAACATAGCGTATAAGATCCGAGTTTAATTACGTTGACGAAAATTGATACATTGTAGGGCAAGAGCTACAAGCTATGCTTGTTATGGGGCCGACCGGAATTGATTTCGTGTCTAATCTATAATATTCAGCGAGAGACAACTCTAAACATAGGTGAAATTCTTTAAATGGAAAACAACTAAGTACGCAGGAAACTGCACAGGTAGAAGCTAACATGAGTGTTGTTCACAACATTATAGCAGGTGGGAAGAGAGTAGTGTCAGACACTATGCTTTGGGAACCTAAGCTTCAAATGGCAGCATAGAAGTCATAGTCCAAAAAAGGTTTAGGAGGA